TTAGGTTGAGTCTGAATGTTTGTCATTTGTTTCTCCTTATCTCTTATACCTTTATTATAGCCGTCCAAACTGAGACTAACATGATATTTGAGCAGTACAACACATCCCATTTGAGTCGCACATGATTGTGAGTCGCAGTATAATACTGATTGATACTGAGATAAGACTGAGACGCCAACAGATAGCAACACATTGTAACAGTCTCAGGTTGCGTCCATGTTGCGTATGATTGTGAACGGCTGTCCGCACTTGACCAGTCTTAGCTTGCGTCTCATGCTAGTTCCGACCTTGTTGCGCTGAGACTCATGCAACTCATGCGTCGCAATGAGACTACGATGCTCTAATGATAAAAGACTCAATGGGGGAATCCTGACCTTGCTGCATACGTATATCGACCTCTCAAATTTATGTTAAAATTTACAGCTTACCGCCTGTATAGTTCGGTATAATACGGTAAAAACTGCTGTTTTGTGAGGTTTGGGTAGTGTATTAAGAGTTATCTACTCATAAGATAACCAGTAATAGTAAAAAAGAGGGAGATGTTGTCGTTTAAGACAATCATTTCCCTCTGAGGGGTCGAGTCCACCCTTCTCTTCCCCTGTATACGTGAGGGATCGACCTAACGCCAGTTATAGTGGTGTGTACTATTACCTGACCCTAGAGCTTCACGTCTTTGTTCAAGACTAAGTCCTAATACCATGTGGTCTGCACTGGCCTGAGGATCGTCTAGGAACTCTTCTAACAGTATATCCCACTCTTCCTTCCTTCTTAGGTCTATTTGCTGCTGTGCGCTGATAGAGAGGGCATCTGTGAAGTATTTAACGCCTTGTGCTAGACAATCAAGTCTATCGTCGTGTTTTACTGCACGTTTCTCTCTACACATACGACTCATCTGATAAAATAGCATATAGAGGAGCCGCTCTTCAGCTGGACTGTCTTTGTTGGACGAATAATCCCATTCAATAATACCCCGGTCAATAATAAGACGATGCTGATTAAGGACAGGTTCAAGGGAGTCAATAATTCTGTCTTCCTTCCGAACATTTGCTCTTACCTCTTCAATATCTATATGTTGTCTTGTGTTAATCAAGTGTTTTTTAAACAGTTCTGCTACGATACCATCTCCAAAGTTTGTTTCAATAACCAGTCGTGTAACTCCATACTTTCCGCATCGTTTGAGGATGTCGAGCAAGGTAGTATCCGAGTACCCATCACGGTACGCCGACATCTCATGCAAATAGATAAGTCCGTTTCGTTGAGAGAGGAAGGCGGCAGCCGTTTCATCTGTGCCTCGACCACTCGGGTCAATGCTGCAAATCGTCTCTGAATACTCTCCCCATTCTCCGACGAGCTGCATAGGAGAGTAAAAGTAATCTCCGGGTAGCCCGACTGTTGGTGCATCTTTGATGACTTTGCTTGGATCTGAGCACCATACGATATTTTCGGGTGCAGTAGTAGGATTAACGCTAGTAACGATGAGATCAGCCATCTTAAGTGGAAACTTCTGTGCATCTGATAGTGTTGTGTCTATTTGAAACTGTAGCATAAAGTTGCTACGACCCATAGAGGCTTCTCGCTCTAATAAGTCTTCATCTGTAAATCTGCTGTCGGTAGGAGACCATTCTTCCGCACCATTATCCATATCTTCTTGTATGTCTGGTGCTAGAACTCCCTCGTATTTCGATAGCTTGTCTGGTCTTGGATATCTGGAGGGCCAAACAAACGGTTTATAGTTCCGCTCTGCCAAGCGACGGTAAATAGTAAAAGTAGTCTGAGGAGTCCCGAGATACATAATACGGCTGTCGTTTTTTGGCGTAAGGATAGATTCTGCTTCCGTACAGAGTTGTAAAAGTTTTTCACGCATAAACTCCGTTAAGCTATTACCGGGTACTTCGATATCGTCGAGAATCATTAAATCTGCTCTGCTTCCGGTTAGCTGTCCAGTGATGCCCACCGACTTTACGCTTGGAGCTTGGTGGGGTGAGCAGTTCACATCGAAGCTTATCCTCGACCATCTTGCATCGTCGGACTTCGGACGTAAATGTAAAAGCCATGGTGTATCAATAATAAGTTTTTGTAAAAAGATAGACATGTTATCTGCACGTTCCTTTGACGCAGAGATAATCATAATTTTTCTTTCGGAGTCATTAAATAAAGTCCAGAGAACAAAAGCACCAGTAATCCAGCTCTTACCAACTCCCCGAAACGCCTGTATCTGTAGTCGCTTGGGACCATTCTGCAAGTAATCTGCAATCGCATATTGTGCCCTCGTTGGTGAAGGTAGACCTAGCTGTGCCCACAATGCCTGTAGGAACAGCTTAAAGTCTTGTTGTAGTAAAACTAAGGAATTTTCCACTTATTTAGCTTCTCCTTTTCGTCTAATTTCTTGAGGGTTGACTAAGTTTCTTTTTAAAGCTTCATCTACCTCAGCAGTCATATTCCGGCCCGTTACCATATCTGTAGTGGTTATCAAGCCTTCAATAAGTTCATCGTTTAGTGTTTCATATTTTGGTATTATTTTTTTCAATACAGCAGCTCTAATAAAGTCTAAAGTATTTACTCCTACTGTACCACCGTCATCATAATCTCTAAGTGCTATTTCCATTTCTTCAACATAGTCATCTATAAAGGCAGCCTTTGCGTCAGCTGGTATTTTATTTGCTAACGCTCTTTGTGGATAAACAAAGTTAAGGAAACTTTCACGTAAGCCGTAGTCTGTACCTAATAGACGTCCTACGACTTTATCTGGATCAGATTTGGCAGCTCGAGATCTGTTACCTTTAATAATACCCTCAAGATCAACACCCTTTAATAAGTCATCGAACGATTTATCATCTACAATATTATATATACTTCTAGCAATTTCTGGTTCTAAGTTACCTTTAAAATCAGATAAGTCAGCTATATTAGGGTCCTCAAATATGTTTTTAGCTGCAAAAACATGTCCTCTTTCAAAAGCGGGTATATCAGTAAAACGGTTTATTCTTGCCATGTATGCTTTTGTTAATGATTTTAAATCAGTTACTTGCATAACTACTTTATCTGATATTTCAACAGGTATAGATCCTTTTTCTTGAATTATATTATCAAGAGTTTTAACTGTAATATTCTGACCTAAGATAGCAGACATATCCTCAGCTATTTCTTGTGGACTACCAGTTCTAACTTTATTTGGAGTTAGATCTTCTAATCTAAGATTACCGAGTTTTTTTAGCCCCAATTTGCCGTTTATATACGCATCATTTAAAAATGTTATAGTTTTACCTAATCTGTTATCCTTAGCCCTACTTTCTCGATTTACAAACTGTATATACTCGTTAATTTTATCTTTTGGTATCTCAGGATGCTCTTTTAGTATCGGTTCTAAGTCTTTAACTTGAATTTGACGTGTTACCAAACCTCTTTTAAATGCTTTCTTTGGATCTACGTAAGGATCACCTTTTTGAATCCGATAATTTTTGTAAACATCCAGCATCTGGTCATCTGTCTGACCTAATCGTGGATCGGCTGCAAAAGATTTAAAAATATTACCTTGACCTTGGTTTTCTAGATCTGCACGTTCAGCTTTATTATATTTTCTACGTCTAGCGAACATTAGTGGCTCTCCTATGCCCATGTCACTTAGTTCTTCTGGTGTAAATACAGCTGTGTTTGGGTCTAAGTTATTGCCCATTCTAGCTTTAAGACGTTTAAAAAACTGCTGAGTTTCTTTTTGACCAGCAGCTACACCAAATAGTCCACCAAAAGCAGTACCTATTACGGCTCCTTCTGCTACACGCTCTGGGTCAATTTCTCCTGTATCAATCAGGTCAGCAGCACCAGTTTCAATAGCTCCAGATACTCCGCCTCTAATACCGGTTCTTACTATAGAGCCCGTTAATGACCTAGCTTGAGCCCCTCCGGGTAACAGACTAGCTATACCAGAAGCGATCATTTCACCACGGCTAAACTCACCACCTCTAATACGTTGTGCAAGAGCATTTATACCTTGTGCACCAAAAATCTGAGTTAGTTGAGTAGGATCAGCAGAAAACAAATCTAGTATTGTATTTAAACCTACCTCTGTACCTATAGCAAGAGTTGTACGAAATCCGCTGTTTGGATCTAGAATGTTACCAAATTGATCTTCTTCTGCATCATTTGGTATCATTTCACCAGTACGCATGTCAGTATCAGGAGCTGAAGTTCCTATAACCTGTTCTCCGCCTGTAAATACTTGACCGGGTGACCTAGTTAAAGTATTACCTTCACTATCGGTTTGTGTTCTTTTATTTCTTTTTTTAAACTGTTCTTGTCTCTTTTTCTTTTTACCTTCTTGAATCTGACGCTTTTGTAGTTCTTCGTTGCCTTTTGTGTATTCATCATACTCTTTTTGACGACGTTGATTATAGGCATCTATGTCTTCTTGGGTTAATTCGTCTTCATTCATTTAATATGCGATAAGATAATTTGTTCTCGTTCAGTTATGCCGAATGTCGACCTCATCCAGTCCATCCAGTTTTGACTACCCTTGTCCTGATTACATCGTCGACACGAGGGAACAACATTCGTTGTAATATCTTCCCCACCCTTACATTTAGGATGTACATGGTCGATAGTAAGTTTGTGTAATTCATAAATTCCTCCACAATAAACGCATTGACAATTAAAGTGCTCTTTGATAGCTCTTCTCCAGAGCCTTTTTGATTCTGAACTTGTCATCGTTATTAAGTTGTGTAAATAGTAATCAGGTTTAGGTAGTAATGGGGTCATTTTCTAATTTTAAGTCTGCTTCGTCTGTTAATAGATGGCTTTTGTTTTCTGCCACGGGTCTTGCTACCCTTATAATGTGCGGCATCGAGGCCGTCACGGTTTC